CCCGCAGGTTTTGAGATCCAAGGCGTTTTTACCGCTTTTACCCTTAACTCAGGCGGTGCTGTAATCGCCTACAAGATCTGATCATGGCTAAATCACACGGCGGTGCCAGTCATGTTGATTACGCAATCGGCGCTGAGCTGATCACTGATACTGCTGTGCATACTGGCAAGTTCCACCACATCGACTTTTACGAAAACAGCACGATTCAGTCAATCGTTTCAACCAACATTATTGACAACAGCTTCTCTGGTGCGTCACTAGATCAAGGCGCTCATTTGACTGGATACTTTACGAGCATCCAGCTTCAGAATGGTGCATGTATCGCGTATAAGATCTAATGGCATTAGCAGGCTCGCTACGGAAGACAGCCTCTAAGTTGATGGCAAAGTTTGGTGGTACTGCCACCATTCGTCGTGTTGTGCCCGGTGCGTACAACCCGACAACAGGCAGTATTAGCGAAACCACGACTGACACTGTTGTTCGTGGTGTGCTGCAGGATATCAACTTGAATGAAGTCAACGACTTAATTCAGGCAACTGACAAACGTTTGCTGATTGCTGCTGCTGATCTAACCAGCGTGCCAACCCCAACTGATCGCGTCATCATCAGTAGCGTCACGCATCAAGTGATCCGCGTTGACACCATTGAACAAGACAACACGCCCATCACCTACGAGCTTATTTTGAGGGTCTAATGGCACGTTCAATTCAAATTGGAGACATTGGCGATTACGCCACACAGCAGATGGAAAAACTGCTGCGTGCATCAGTGCTTGAAACGGACAGTCTGCTCAAAAATGCAAGCCCAGTAAAGTCTGGGCGTTTTCGTGAAAGCTGGCAAGTTGGTGAAAACTCAGCTCCCGGCGGAATCGCCCCTGAAGGCGAATACAGCAGCGTGCCGCCTATTTCCCGTATTGGCTACCAGCAGGAACGTCTCGGAAACATTTACAGCGTGCACAACAATCTTCCATACGCTGAACGACTGGCTAACGGTTGGAGCAAGCAGACATCAAATGCGCCTGGCGGTCAAGCAGGCTGGATTCAGGGCATCGCCAAAGATATTCAAGGTAGGGTGCGTATAGCGGCTGACCGTATCGGGAGGCAATCATGAGCAGCACACTAAACGATGTCCGCGCTGCTATCGAAGGACGTATTGCTACTGAAATGGCATTAGCTCCTGCCTATCAGGTCAGTTACGAAAACGTACCGTTCACACCACCAAACAACAGCCCCTGGATTCAGGCTGCAATCCGCTTTGGTGATAATGCCTATGCAACACTGCTTGGTCCGTCCACTGGGTTCAACCGGCAAAACGGAACCTTAGTCGTCAATATCTTTACGCCCGTAGGCTCTGGTGCTGGAGCCAACCTCACAATCGCAGAGCGCATCAAAGATTTATTCGACCGCGCCAAATTCAGCAGCATCATTTTTGATGCAGCCTCCGGTCCAACTCAAATAACCCCAGCATCGCCTGAGCCGTATTATCAAACTCAGTTGACGGCTACGTTCGAAGCCTATTTAGACTAGGCGTAGCCACTACCGTTCAATCATGGCTGTTACTGTTTTGTCCGGTACGTCCGGCGCCCTCTACTACAAACCCGCTGGCACCACCGGTACTTTCGGTGAGTCTGATGTCACGGTTGCTGATGATGAAATCACTGTGCAGCCTTACCTCAATTTGAAGGTGGGCGATCCGGTTGTTTTCAGTGTTGTTAACAGTCAGACAGGTGGATCCGGCACTGGCACCTTGCCTGCTGGTATCACCGCAGCAACCACCTATTACGTGATTGCTTACACCGCATCCAGCGGCGTGCTGCAAGTATCCGCCACCGCTGGCGGGGCAAGCATCACCATTACCGACGATGGCACCGCTGCAGCTCCTAACGAGTTTCAGGTTGCTTACGCCGATTACGCCGCTGTCGGTCAAGTACAAAGCTGGAGCTTTGAAATCAGCCGCAGTGAAATTGACGTAACCACCATCGGTCAAACTGCTGGGCAGTACGCGCCTTTCCGCGCTTACATTCCGGGTTTTGCTGATGGCAGCGGTACTGCAACCGTGTACGTCACCAACGAGGATTCTGCCCTGTCTAACCGCATGGTAGAAGACGTGCTGCAGCGCCAGCAAGTTGGCTGTGCCTTTAAGCTGTACACCGACAAGCAAAGCTCTGAAGCTCTGAGCCGCTCCATCGCTATGGATGCCGTGCTGCTGACCGCCAGCCTGAACGTCAACCCTGATGATGCTCAACAGGTGGAAATTACTTTCCGCCCCGCTGGTGTGCCTACTTTCGACTTCAGCACTTCTGCCTGATACACTGAACTGGCAGATGGTTTACCCCCGGCTTGCGCTGGGGGTTTTTTGTGCATAGAGTAATTACCAAAGACAGATTTTTATGCCTGCTCCTGGATCCTCAGCTCTTGCTCGCCTTAAAAAAGCCGCCAACCTTCAACCAATCAAGCGCGTCGTTACCTTGAGCAATGGTGACGTGTTTGAGTTTTACGCCACTGCGTTGACGATGGCGGAACGTGAGCGGGCACAAAAAATGCCTGGTGGCGATGATGCCAATGGATTTGCGCTCAACTTGTTGGTAACAAAGGCAGTTAACGATGCTGGACAACGCCTGTTTCAGGCGGGCGAAATTGCTGAGTTAAAAGAGGAAGTGCTTGACGCTGATCTGCAAGCCATGATGCTAGCGATCATTACCAACCCCGAGGAGCAGCAAGAGCTGGACATGAAAAGCGTTAAAGGCTGAGCTTAAGAAAGACAACCTTCTACTGCTGCAACTTGGCGTAGCAAAAGAGCTTGGCTATTCGCTGGCTCGGCTCAATATTGAAATAACCTTAGAAGAGCTGCTGTTGTGGTCGGCGTATTTTGACCTGACTAATGAGGAGCAAGAACGTAGACTGAAGCAACGCCGTAGGTAAGCCGTGTCTGTCGTAGCCAGCGTTGCCATTAACGTTGATAGCCGTGACGCGGTTCAAAAGCTGCGTCAGGTTGAGCAAGCCAGCAGCAAACTTGAAAAAACATATCAGGACGTAAATGGTCGTCTGCGAGACGCTAACGGCAGGTTTGTCAAGCTGGGTGATTCTGCACAGGGCGCCAGTAAAAAGGTTGACATTCTTGGTAATGCAGTAAGAAATCTTGCCTCTCAACTGGTTGTTGCTGATCTTGCAAGAAGATTTTTCAAAGGATTTGACGAGGCAGAAAAAGCTGCTGCTGCGGTACGCACACTTGGCGTAGACAGCAAGGCTCTTGAAGGTCAACTTCTTGCAGTAAGCAACCGTCTTGGCGGTTTGTTTTCTCAAACTCAACTGCTTGCTGCTTCATACGACGTAGCCAGTGCTGGCTTTGCCAATGCCGCTGATAACGCAAAAATTCTTGAGGCATCAGCGAAAGGTGCCGTTGGTGGATTGTCAGATATCAATACTGTTGGAAATGCGGTTACTAGTGTATTGAACGCATATGGGAAGTCTGCAAATGATGCCGCGATATTAGTTGACGGCTTTATTCAAACACAGAATGACGGCAAGATTGTTCTAAATGAATATGCACAACAGATTGGTAAATTAGCGCCTACTGCGGCGGCGGCTGGAGTTGGCATTACCGAGCTAAACGCTGCTGTCGCAACAATTACGGCACAAGGTGTCCCAATTGAGGCTACATTTACTGGTCTTAATCAGGCACTGGTTTCAATACTAAAACCGAGCAAAGAGGCAAGTGATCTCGCAAAGGCACTGGGGATTGATTTCAATGAAACAGGCTTAAGAGCTAAGGGATTTGGTGGATTACTGCAAGAAGTAAAAGAAAAAACAGGCGGCAGCACGACTGCTATGGTCAAGCTATTTGGCAGTGTTGACGCACTCAAAGCAGTATTGCCATTGGTCAATGATGACCTTGTTAAATACAATCAAAACATTGAAAGACAAGCAAAAGTTTCTGGCGTTGCAGATGAGGCAACAAAGGAGCTTGGTGGGACTGTTTCAAGTGAAGTATCAAAAATGATCAATCAGATCGGGAATTTAACCCGATCACTTGATACTGTTCTTGGGCCAGCCCTTGGTGGAATTGTTAGGTTAATCAATGTTGTCATTGCTGAGGCGACAAGAGGCATCAATGTTTTAGGGCAACTGTTTAGTCTTGGCAAAAATACAACAATTCTCAAAGGCGCCCTTGAATCTGGTGATCTTCGTGGCAATGCTGCTGCCCGCATCATTCCTGGAGTCGATGAGCTAATTGGTCAACAACGCAGGCAGCAATTACAAAGACAAGCTGGTGCAGGCACTGGGCTTTTAGGGCTTGGATTTAATGCTCAAAAGTTTGCTGAGCTTCTTAAGCAGCAGCCTGAAATCCAACGCTTATTAGGCGCAGGCACAGCTCCAAGTGCAGGCGGTAGACCAACTGCAGGTGTTGATCCAGCCATTCAAGCTCTTCTAGATAGTTTGGATCAAGGTGCAGGAGGCGGTCGCAAAGGACTATCGGAAGCAGAACGCAACGCCAAACGTTTGGCTGACGAATTAAAGCGTTCTCTTGAAACAGGTGATCAACTCGGCACTGAGTTTAAACGTCAAGTATTGCTGCTTGGCGAAGCCGATGAGATCGAACGTAAGCGACTGCAAATTCAATTTGATTTTGAAGATCGTGCTAAGCAGATTTCCGAGCTTAAAAACGCCGAACAGCAAACAAACTTAAATCAGCTCAACGCAGAAATTCAACGTCTTGAACTGATTGACCTTCAAACTGAAGCGCTCAAAAAACAGGCAGAAGAAGCCGACAAGCTATTTAAAAAAGCAATGGAAGGCGCCGAGTTTGGCGTTGATGGCGAAGGCACTGTTGCCGATGGTTTGGCAACAGCAATTTCTAAGCTAAAAGATGAACTTGATCCAGTTAAGTTAAAAACTGATGCGATAGTTAATGGCGCGTTTGCTATTGGCGATGCGTTTAGTACGGCATTTGGCGAAGTAATCACGGGCGCCAAATCAACCCAGCAAGCTCTAGCGGATGCGTTCAAAAAAATTGGCGACGCGTTTATCAGCATGGCAGTTGAAATTATTGCCAAGCAAATGACATTGATTATTTTGCAAACAATCTTTAATGCCTTGAGTGGTGCTAGCGCCCGCGCAACTGCGGGCAAGAATTTGACTGGTACTGGAGCATTGGCTCAGCCAGCGGCAGTCCCTGGATTAAAAATTGGGGGCTACGCCGAAGGTGGTTTTGTAACTGGGCCAACTAATGCACTAATAGGCGAAGGCGGCGAACCCGAGTACGTCATCCCGCAGTCCAAAATGTCCGCCGCAATGTCCCGCTATTCGCGTGGCGCCCGTGGTGAATCGGTCATCCCCGGCAACGGCACTAGCACTGAAGGCGGCGGCGCAGCAACTGCAACGATGGAGCCAATCGACGTGCGCTACAGCGTGGAACGCATCAATAATGTGGACTACGTTACGACTGATCAATTCAGAGCCGGCATGGCACAAGCCGCCCAACAAGGCGCTATCCAAGGTGAACGCCGCGCCATGCGTAGCCTCAAAAACAGCGCCGCCACACGTAGAGGAGTCGGTATCTAATGGAATACGCCTACGGCCATCTGCTCGACATCGGCCCGTCTGGCCAAGCGGCACG